TTTTTTTTTTTTTTTTGCAAGAAATTTTCCAAATTTCAAGACACAGGGAAGGGAGGGCCCAGAGAGAGGCGGGCCAACCTATGAGTTTGCCAATTGAAAAAGAGCACGGGGGCACTTTCTGCTTAGGGTCCTGGAGGAAAAGCCAATTTTCCAGGTCTTTATATCACAGAAAATGCTTGGAGGTGTACCCGAGTATGGAGATCCGGCAATGGGGGACGGCAACGAGCCCACTGGGTTTAGCAGCAGACCCGAGACCACCGGTACTCGGGGGTTGCCCTATGACGGGGGCGAGCCGGCGTGGCTTTACTTCCAACACGCTTGGAAGGCACAGACTTAAGAGACCACCAGCTGGAGCCAGCGGTGGTGGAGATAGGAGTAGGGGAGGATGTTGGGGAGGAGCCCCTTGCGAGCGGCCTGCTCGCGGACCTTGGTCGCCCAGGCATCATAGTTGGTGGGTCCAGCATGATGCGCAAGGAAAGAGAGGGAGGTTACCACATCTTGGAAATCTCCCCCTCTGGTCCACATGACAGACTGCTCGTAAGTGGCGGGTTCAATCACGGGGTGGATGTACCACGGGCGCTCTTCGTCGGGGACGAACCAGCGCTTCAGGAAGGTAACGTCCCAGATCGTGGAGTGATCCGGGAAGTCACCGGCCTTAGTGGCAGGGGTCACGATTAGGGTGGTGTTCTGATCGAAGAAGGATTTGACGAAGGAAGGGTGGATGGTGGGGGTGGTGGCGTAGAGCACGTCGTCACCGTAGGTGAGGATGCGCATCTCCGCAGGGTTGAACTGGGGGTGGGTGAGGAAAGCAGAGATCAGGACAGAGTTATTAATCATGGAGTTGAGGATTGAGGTTCCAACACAGCCAGAGGGGTTGCCACCGGTCATCAGATACGCCCGATCGCCAAAAACGTGCTTGGACACGCTAATGGACCGGATGTACTTCACGATGGCATCCTCGGCAATGCCGGGGAGAGGAGTGATGATTTGAGAGAGTTTAGCAGCGATTAGGTCGAAAGCGCAGGAGGGGAGAGTAGAGTCGAAACAGGAGTAGTCCAGAGCCCAAACTTCTGCAAACCGGTCAAAGGAGTGGAAGAACGGAGTCCAATGGTAGTCGGGATCACAGCCGACAGCAGACCCGTACTGGCCAGGGCGCGCGTGCATGTGTTCGAAGAGACCTCCGAGCAGCATGCGTCCAGCGATGATCGCATGGATGGGCGCAGCCTCGATCAGACGAGTTTTGCCAGCCAGAGCCTTTTCCGTTGGTCTCAGCTCATCCTTCAACATGGTCGTGTAGAAGTAGTCCGGGTTCTCGAGGCACGCCAGGACGGCTTCCTCAAGTTCCGGGACAGGCTTGTACTTTCCAGTCTCAGGGTCTTGCGTGAAGAGGGAACGGCGGTTGGTGGTGAGGGACCAGGGGTAGCCAGCAGACTGCTTCATATCGAGACCGTCAAGGAGTGGAGTTCCGTTGATAGCCTCGTCCATCGACAGCATGCGTAGCTTGGGGAAATCACACTGGGAAAAGTAAAGATCAACAGCAACGGGGAGGGTGGGCCAGGGCTTGTCGAGGTCACCCCTGTTCTGCTTCGAGAATGCGACGGTGTCAACGTCGACTCCCTCAGGCAGACGCTTGTCATGACTTGACAGAGCAGCAGGGATTTTCTCAACAGGAAAGGCACCCATGGCCGGGGAGGGGCGGAGGCGGGAGCGGCGGGGGATGTGGACGCCGGGGCCAGGCATGGGGAGGGGAGTGATTACGGATTGCTGGGTGGGGAGAGGGATCTTTTCAAGGAGGGGCAGCAGCGGGATAGCCACTCCACTGACGCCAGCGACGCCAGCTTCGTGGATACCCACCACTGTGGGGGAAGCGGGGTGGTGGAGGATAAGGGGTGCCCCACACAGGCCATCATACGACGGAGTGTCATACGTGTAGACCTGAGTGAGACCGGTAAGGTCAGGGTAGGGTGTGTCACCGTGCTTCACGTTGTTGGCCAACATGAACACAGGGCCAGAGGTGGAGTTGGCAATCACGGTACCGACATGATGCATCCTTGGAGCCCGGATAAAGCGACGGATGTCACGCACCTGGGGCATCTTTGGAGCATAGACGGCAGCGATCTCACCATGCACCACATGGCGGGTGACAGGGTAGGAGCAGCCATTGATGTCCACAGTCATTGGGCGGTCCAGCTTGATGTGAGTCACGGTTGCGACCCACCGATCAAAGAGGGCGAGCCCGTTGAGTTGGAGCATCTTACCACTAGTCTCGTCGTAGGAAGTCACAGTCACAACATTGCGCGAGAGCGCGATGTCACATTCCTGCAACCCCTGTCGGAGAGGGCGCGGCGAGGCCTTGGGGCGAGTGGAGGCGGGGGCGGAAGAAAGGGGGAGACCGGAGTAAGCGCCATGGTAGACAGTCCCCTCGCGAACGAGGGGCATGCCTGCGTAGGCGCCCTGGGGCTGGGAGCGGGAGCGGAAGGTGGTGTAGAGGGAGGTGAAGAGGACAGTAACCGAGGCGAGGATGGAGAGGAAGGTAGCAGTAGCAATGAGGGGCTTCTTATACTTCCAGATCTTCTTCAGAAGTCCGATGTCGTTGCTTTTGACGGCGACAACTTCGGGAGTGGGAACCGATGACTGGATGTCGGTCGGGTCCCAACTCAGATCTTCAGTAGATCCGGGAATGTAAGAAGGGTTGGTGAAGCAGGTGGGGGCCTTGCTGATGGGGACTTCGTCACCAGCTTGCTGGCGTGCAAGCGGCTTGACGCCCGGGATCAGCGCGGCCAGGGCATTGCTAATGCCCCCGGAATTCTTCACCTTGTCAAGGACGTGCCTCACGATGTCGTCAGCGTGCTTGAAGCCATGGTTTGACGTCAGGCGAAACGCTTCGAACCGGAGCATGGGGCAGTCGTTGGCAAAGTAACGAGTTGCGGGGCCATCAACACGGAGGGCGGTTTCTGGGTTGAATTGGTTGGGGAGGGAGGAGAGGGTGTGGAGGTTGGATTGGGTGGGGCAGGAGAGGGGTTCAATTTCAATCATGCATTTCAAGCGGCGTTGCAGGGCTTGGGGGATGCGGGAAGCGCGAGGGTTGGGCTCAGAGAAGTTGGAGGTGAGAATGATCACTTTTGAATTATAAAGCATTCCTTTCTTCTCAAGAGAAGCCATAGGGACGATGAAAGGGGAGGTGGAGACAAGCTGGGCAAAGTCTTTCCAGTCCTTCCCCTCGGGGTCTTGGCCTACATCATCGATGTAATGCACGCATTGCTGCGCGTATCCATCATAGTAGGCGCAGTCGCTCGAGGAGGGGGCGTAGACAGACTCGGGATCACCACAGAGGTGATAGGCCAGTGTGCGGGCCAGAGCCTGTGCGAACACAGACTTACCGGAGCCAGGCTTGCCATAGAGGTAGAGGACATAGGGTTCGGGGCGTGGTGGGGCCAGGAGGGCTTCTTGAGAGGCAATTGCATTAGTGTAATTCTTGATTGATTGGGTGAGGATGTGGGAGTGGGTGTTGGATTTTGCTGCGGTGGCCAGGGGAAGCAGGGATTGGGCTTTGGCGAGGTTGGAACGGGCAGCAGGAAGGTCCAGGGAGGGGGCCGAGGTGGCGGAGATGGAGTCCTGGAACAGAGCCATGATGGTGTCGTGACTCTGGGCCAGTTGGGCGGAGGGTTCACTCTTAGCGCGAACACCGAGCCATTCAAGCAGGTCCTTGATGTATTCAAAGATCTTTTTGATTAGCCATTCAGTATTCTTGAGAGCGTTCACTCCGTCGTTGTACTCCTTCACGCCTTGTCGGGTGGGCTGGGGTGGGGTTTGGACGGGGGTGGGTTCAGAGGAAAGCTGGGAGAGGGTTGGGGCAGCATCGACGGCGTCCTTGGCGGTCACGCTTTCCAGACCTAGCTTGCGTGCAATCCAGTAGTAGAGAGCGGCGAGTGGATTCCCGACGTTCTTGAAATACTGGACTACGGCAGGAGCAAAGTCGGAGGCGATCACGACAAGGAGACCGGCAACGGAGAGAGGGGTGGGGCTACCGAACAGGATCATTATATAGCCGATCAGCTTGGCCAGGATTTTCAGGAAGCCTTGGACAGCATTGTCCGCGGTTGAAGCCAGTGAGTCAATCACAGGCGACACGCGGTCAACGATATCCCCGGCGTCCTTAATCGACCCGGCGATCAAGTTCGCGGCCACTTTCATGTCTGCGGCGGCAGCCCGGAGAGCATCAGTGGAGGAGGGGAGGGAGACAGAGGAAGCAATTTTCTCGGCCTTGGAGACGGCGTCATGGGCGATGTGAGCGGCTCGCTGCAAAGACTCGGCTGTGGCGTTCGCATTACGCGAAACCTCAGACAAGCCTTGTTTCTTAGCCTCAGCTGTTTTCACGGCTAAGGCAGCAGCGGCTCCCACGCCGATGGCGCCCAATCCGAGGGCAAGCGAATTGCCGGTGTTGGGGAGGGAGAGGTTGGTCAGGGTCTCCACCCAGGTGGTGCAGTTGTTGGTTGCGGAGTAGGGGTACTCGCTTCCAACTTGCGCTTCAGCCAGGGCGAAGATGTGAGGGGGGACCTCTGCGTAGACCTCACCTTCTAGGTCCTCATAGCCGATGACGGGCGTAAGCCCGCCCAAGCCAGATCTCTGGATTGAGACCTGCTTGTTTCCGGAGCGGAGGGCCCAGTGTACATACGTTAGCCGCTGGTTGCGGATAACGAAGCACGGTTCAGGTGAAGTGCGCAGGATCCCACCAGCCTGTCGCCTTGCGGCAACATAGGCTGGGGCAGTGTAGGTTTGGGTATCAGGGAGGGTGTTGAAGGAAAGGGGGCGGGGGAGGAAGGCCTGTAGGTTGACAAAGCGGAGGGAGATTTCAGCATATGCAGTACCTAAGGGGTTTTGGAAATAGGGAGAGGTGATTAGAAGGGTGCCAAAGGAGTAGAGGGAAGTGGCAAGGGATTGGGATGATTCGTAAGAGGGGAAACCTAGATAGCGGGAGGCAATCACGGGATTTTCAGCAGAGAAGGGAACGGAGAGGGTGACGTGAGCACGATCCTCCGTCATTTCCCTCCAGCCAGCGGAGGGGAAGCCGGAGAGGGTGACAGGGTTGGGGTTGGCGGGGATGGTGCAGCCAGGGGGAATCACATACACATCAACATCTCTGGGAAGATCGCTATCGCCTCCTGGAGTGAAGACGATGTCGATTTCCAGATCAGCAGACAAGTACGTAAATTCGCGGAAGAGGAGAGTAGAGAGGGAAGGGCACACATAATTGGAGGTGCCTCCTGCTATGAGGTGGGTGGGGTCCAGGGGAAGGGCGTAGGGGTAGGACGTGATGGGAATGGATGGATTGCGTTGGGAGGAAGGGGTAGAGTAGAGAGAGATTGGAGAGAAGGATGAGTAGTAGGCAGCCACTGACATGGACTCGGGTCCGTCACTTGAAGGTCTGAGCTCCAAGGTGTTCAGACCGTCGTTTGAGGAGGCGGGGACCTCCTCATCACCCTGGATGGTGGCGGTCGCGAGACCAGACGGAATTCTGGCCTCGAAATCGGCACCACCGCGGATGAACACGGCAATGGTTGCCTGATCAGGGTTGAAAGCAGGGCAGGAAAGGGGGGAGTAGACATAGAGCCCCAGCCAACCAGCCAGCTGGTTGACCGAGAGGGATAGGGAAGTGGAGCGGGAGAGGGTTTTCCATGGGGTGGAGGAAAAGTAGGGGATGGTGATGGAGATGGAGGCGGAGGTGGTGAGGTCCCAGATGTAGCAGGTGTTGCGCATAGCAGCTTCCATGGTCGCGGGGCATCCAGCCACTGGAGGTGTGGTGGACACCAGGATGCGGCCAGTGTTCTGCTGTGATCCGGAGAAGACCAGATCAATATCCAGGGTTCCTCGCCATTGGGAGAAGTGGGTAAGGGTTTGGCCTAGGGGGGTTAGGGTCCCAGAGATCGGGGTGGTGAGAGAGATGGGGTCAATTTTCTGACAGAGTAGCTTGGTTCCCACAGGGGAGTCCATGCCAATATCCACAAGAGCCATTAGACCTGGCTGGTTTGCCAGGCCCATATAGTTCGTGGTTCTGCCAGGGACGTAGGTGGTGGGGGGGTTGGAAGGAATGTAGGGGAGAGCGGGGATGGAGGTGCCGGCGGAGCAGCTCGTGACATAGGCGTTCCCAGTAGCTGAGGTTTCGCGGACTTTGACACCTTGTTGGGCAGGGGTCTTCATCGCAAAGAACTCAGAGTCCTGAGGAGCCATCATGCACGAGACGTCCAGGAAAGAGGGGGTTCCGGCAGGGACGCGAAGGGGGGTGATGGGGAGGGCTACGACGTTCCACTGAAAGTGGAGGCCGCAGGGGTCCACGGGATTAGGGGACAGGAAGGGAAGGAGAAGGGCACAGCAATTGGTGGTAGCGAGGTTCAGCAGGGTGAAGGGGTAGTGGGTTGCGGATTGAGGGGTCAACACATCGACGCCTTCAGGTATTGCAGCAACAAGCAGCACACCACTGGCTTGTGGTGAACTGTTGACGGTAACCTGAATGAGGGCGTCTCCGCGCCAATAGGAATGGGTGCTGAAAGCGTTGGAGATAGCAGTGCCAGGTTGGGAATTGAGGATGGAGTAAGGGAAGTTGAGGTGGGTTCCAGAGCCAAAGTTAGCATGTTTGGTGCAGGGGGCGGCTAGGGTGGACTGGAGGGCGGACGTGTCCCACGTCAGCAAGCCGGTGTCTGAGAGATTCCACTTGGCGTGTGAAACCTCCCAGAAGCGGTCGACCTGGGGGCCAGGTCTGAACGGCTCGCCGAGGTAGGAGACGTCGGCGCGGGGAGGGATGTCTAGGGGTTGGGTGATGGGGGCTTGGGAGGGGATGTCCATGCCAATGGAGCCGGCCCGAAGAGTGCGGATGCGCTCTTGGGCGAGCTGATCGTTGACACGACCAAGGGTGGACATACGGGGTTTGTTGGGGCGGGAGGAGTTGGAAGGCCCATTGGGATTCTGGGGGGCTGGCGATCCAGTGTTAGTGGATGTGATGGTTCCGTCAGCCAGGTTGGTGTTGACCGACGGCGACCAGCCATTCGCTCCTGTGGAGGAGGTTACCCAGTTCCCATCTCCATAGATGTTGGTGATGGTCTGCCCCTGTTTGGAAGGGACAAATTCCATGGAGGTGAGCCAGGGACGGGAGCGGGGGATGGTGTAGCGGGCGGTGTGGGGGCCAAAGGAGTAGATGAGGGTGTAGTCATCATCGACGCCGGAAACCTTAGCGTTGTCCGATTGGAAGACTGTGAAGTCCCCACTTCGGACGCGGCGTAGGACATCAGCGAAGATAGGGTCGGGAGTGAGGTAGGTGAAGCCTTGGATGGTGGGGCTTGGGAGGGGGAAAGCATGGCATTCTTCCTGGAAAAGTGTCTCAGGTAGAACCTGTTTCACTTCTTTGAGAGTCCACGGAGTGGAGGGTTCAAAACCAACCAGCGTGCAGCGGTAGCCGAACGCGTGGAAGGCCCAGGCAGCTTTGTGAATGCGGACGGGGAGGCGGGTTGTGCAGGGGGGGGTGTAGTTGGGGTCACGGTGGAGAGTGGTGATAGCAAAGTGGAGATGGTTTAGGATTTGGGTTTCGGTTTTGGGGTCAGCAGGAAAGGGGCGGGAGCGGTGCGCCATGGCAAGGGTGGAGCCAAACGGGAGAGAGCCGTTCTCCAGAAGGAACTTGGCATCGTCCTCTATGACGAGGTCGAGCCATTTCTTTTCTAGATCACAGCCATCCCAGTCAGCCTCACGCTCGACGATGGTGCGGGCGTTGGACGGGAGGGGGTGGAAGAGGTAATGGGATGTGGGGAAGGGAGAGTGGGTGAGCATGGCTTCGGCGAGCTTGTCAAACTCGTCTTGCTCATACACGTTGTAGGGGAGGGAGGGGGGGGTTCTGGGTGGGAAGGAAGGGGATTGGTGATAGAGAGCCCATGATAGCTTAAGGCGTTTGAGGTTTGGGTTGGGGAGGTCATGGAAGTAGTCACGGGCAGCATCAAGGAAAGCAGTAAACATGCGGGCGTGGTGGGGGTAGGAAAAGCATGGGTGAGGA